CAAAGAGAAGTATGATTACTTCAAGTATGGTGGTAGATCAAGAGCATCGGAAGGTGCATTTAATAAAAGAAAGGATCGTTACTTCTTTGAGAGAATGTCACGTAAGAAGAGTGA